CTGTAGGAGTAGGTACAATCGGTGAGCTAGTAAATGTCTTAACTCCACCTACGTTTTGATTTCCTGTCAGATTGACAAGATGCGAAAGGTCGATACTATCAACATACTGCTTATTTGCCGATTGAGTCCCTGCTGTAGGAGTAGGTACAATCGGTGAGCTAGTAAATGTCTTAACTCCACCTACTGTTTGATTTCCAGTTTTTGAAACATAGTTACCAAGATCATTAGTCCAATAAACACCTTCAACCTGAGCCTGTCCCGTATTATCCTGCAACGACCGCCAAACAGTACCAGAGCTATCAATAGCCCGTGCATTCTCTGGATAAAACTGGTTTATATTCCACTCACTAATTCCCATCTGGAAAAGATAAGAAACGAGTTGCGAAGTAGTAAACATCTGACCATTAAAAAATTCCAAAGGAGGAAACCCATTAACGTCAGTACCTGCCGCCCACCCTCTTATAAAGTCCGATCCGAGATTGACAGTAAGGTCATCTGTTACCGTTCCTTCATCACCAAACACGGTCCGTTCACCAGACTGCGCTTGTGAACTAAACGCCACAACGTCTAAATCTGGCCTGATTATTTTGCTCATATATTCACCAATCTAGCAAATTTACCCGCTCCAAAAGCTTTGGAGTTTGGGTTGTTTGAGAAACCGAAAGTCCCGGTATCTGTGTATATCCTAACTGCTCTTAAACCTACACCCTGCGGAGTTGGCAAAAGATTTTCGTTAATAATTATGTTTAGCTCATTTAAATCAAAAGACTCATCGATATAGACTGTCATCGTCATATTTTTATTATCAACAACAAACGCTTTTGATCTGAAAAGGAAATCCACCGTATCCTGTAATCCTGTTCTTCCGGTTTTTGATGAAAGAGTAGCTGAGACAATATTCTTAGCAATCTTTGCACGAATAAAAAAACGGTATTGCTCGTCGCTTAACTCTGTTGCCTCATATCCTGAATCTCGGAGAATACTAAAAAAAGCACCTTCTCCAAAAGTTAAAGCGTTTAAGGTATCGGCAAAACCAAAATATCTTTTAGCGTATCCACGTTCAATTATTCTTGACTGACCAACTATTTTACCTATCTTGTCGAGCCTATCGCCCCACGCAGTGTCAAGGTCAAATTCAACAACGAACGAGCGAGCGAATGAGTATATACTTTCCCACTCACTAGCCCACGCCTCGACTGTTTGCCGTGCTTTCGGCTTGTCAGCGTATTGAAGTATTAAAAACTTCTTGTATTCGTCGGTAAAAGTTGACACTAGATGACCTCGGTGACAACAACGTCTGCAAAAGTAAAAAGCCCACCGTATCCGCTAAAAAGTTCTCCGTCCGTATACGTCACATCATCTATTGATATTTCAAAATCATATAAAACAAAGTTGTTACCTGCTGAGTAGCCTTGCTGGTAAAGTTCTGCGGCTTGCAAGTTATCAGCTATATAAAAAACACGTTCTTTTATTGCGTTCTGGATTGCTACCGTATCTACAGGCTCGCCAACTACTTTACGTTTAGCGTTTCCACGGACATATAGCGTTGTTGCTGTTGGTCTGTCAAAATCAACAATATGAGTATAGAAAAACGTTGAGCCATCGCCACGGGCGTACTCTTCAACATACTGACCAGTAACATCGCCCTTAGTGTTGCATCCGGTAGTTTTTTGAATTGCTATATTTTTGATTATCTCGGCAACATCACCACCGTTAACTATCAGCCATTGTGTGTGTGGGGCAATATCTCTTTCGGTATCTTGTATGTCAGTTTTGTTTTCGTACGCTTTAACGTCAATAACTCCGTCAAGCCCAATAAGTTTCGATACGATTGCACCGATAGTCGAAAAGGCTGGATTCTCTAGCGACTGATTGCGCCTAATCCTTACTTGCGCTTCTGTTTCCTCGTTTATTCCCACCGTAGCCGCAAGAGTGTTATCAACCGATACCACGCCAAGAATAATTGTTACTTGCTCGCTTATGGTGCTTGGCGGTGCTTCTATTGCGCCCCACTCCGAAGCTGTAAAAGTTACCTCGTTGCTTCCGATTGTTAAGCTGTTTTCTGTTTCTGTTTGCCATTCCTGATCTGTTGAGTCTTTTACTTTATAGCCTTTTGGTAAAGTCAAATTTCTATCAGTAGTAATAGTCACATCAACAGTTGATTTCGTTGCCGGGCGTTTTGTTAATCCTGAAAATTTTAGGATAACATCAAGCATCGCACCGCTTGCAAAATCTGGATCAAAGTTTGAATACAAAGCGAGTAAGAACGATTGTAAATCGAGATCACCCTTTGCTTGTATTCCAATTGCCTGACCATCGGGACTATCCTGCTCAACCGTTATATCGTCACCGTATGCCAACTTTAAACCGTCAGCAATACGATTGTATATCTCGTTAAAAGTATCAACGCTAACGCCGTTTTTTGTAAATTCGATCATGGCAATCCTATTTCATTCGTAAAACTTTTATTGAAAATATCGGTGTATTCAATGTTGATAGTCGCTTTTCTATCTGTCCCTACCACTATATCAAGTTTTTCAATAGATTTCACGCCATCAGTTTCGATTGTTACCCTTTCAATTTCTCGGCGCATTGTTTGCTCTGTTGAATAGTTGCCAAGAATTGCAAACCAGTCAATATTAACGCCAGTATCTAAAAACCAATTATTTTTAAATGATTTTATTCTTGTGCTGACGTTCTGCGCTATTTCGGCAGAGTTTTTAATATAGTTTGCTCGTCCTTGTCCCCAAGTCCAGTCACCGTCTGCCGATAGTTTTCGAACACTCATTTATACCATCCCCCCTGAATTATCACCGCCTGCCTGTACTCCACTATGAATGTGTCCATTAAGAGAAATACCGTTAAGCACTATGTCACCTGTCCAGTTAATAACACCGCTACCAGAAGAAGGAGTACCGCTTGAGTTGGTAATTGCCATAATTCCATTGAGATTAAAATTGCCAGTTTGGTTAGTATTTCCAGTGTGGTTTCTTTCCCCGGTATGCGTTTCAGTTCCCGTTAAATCGTAATTTCCACGATGAATATAATTTCCTTCAATGTCGTTATCACCCCGACGAGTTGTAACCTGCGGAATATTAATAACCTTGCCAAGAGGATTAATACCAACAATAGCGAAACAATCTGAGTAGTCCCACATGCGATCATCAGGCGGTAAAACTTCATCTTGTCCATCGTACCACGCATCAAAACAACGCTCGCATACAACAAGCAGGCAATAATCGCCAACAGCTATAGGGTGAGCCTCGTAGTGTGCGCCGCCTTGCATAAACAACGGAGGCACGTTTTTAAATAATGGAAATTTTATAGATTGACCACGTACTTTTTTATTGAGTACTGGCTGAACGTCAATAGATTCTGTGTTGACTGCAACAACACGCCCAACGGTGTTACCGCACAGTGATTTTATAGTTTCTTTTCTACTCTTTGAAAATAGCCGTGAAAGGTCTTTCCATTCCATTAAATCACCACAAAATTTGGAGCGAGAATACAAGTGACGGATTGCTTCCAATCGTTGCCCATTGTATCGCCTTGGTAGTTTATATCAGTAACTTTGTAGATACCATCTAGCCGAGTATCAACAACAGACTGTAACTGCAAAAGTCCACCAATAACTACAAAAGGATTCATCATAGTCTCAAAAGTGACTTTCTCTTCTTCTTTTTCTGGAGTATTGATCAATCCAGTTTCGGCACTAATTACCGGAGTGTATGAGCTGACTACCTCGTCAGGCTTCAAAACGTTTATCTTGCCATTATCAATATAAAAAGATTCATCATCTCCGGTTAAGTCTTCGATCAATTTCGAGCTTGCACCCATTAAAACTTTCGGCCTGATTAACCCACCAAGAAAAGTAACTTTTCCTTTTGTTGTGTTTGGCATATCTAACAAAACACGGTTCAAAGCATTTTCTTTTCCGGTAACTGTTGCAGAGGTGTAGCTGTCGAGGTAATCCTTGCCACCGTCCATCGCCTCAAATCTTGTGGCGTATGCGTTGGAAGTTAAAACACTGCTTCCACGGTGCAAGTCACCAACAAACAATCTTTTAATACGTCCCTCGTAACCTACTGAAAGGTCAATTTTGACCAAAGCCTGCTTGTCATTATCCTTGTGAAAGACTTGGCGTGTTGATTCTTTTAGTCCTGATATTTGGCATTGTAATTTATTAAGTCCATCACCACTAATTGACTTGGCGCAAGAAAACTGCAAACGAAACGGAGGAACTATAGTTATTTCCTGCGTGCCTTTCGTAACCTTTAGAATATAATCTCTATTGAAGTCTGACACTATAGCCCCTTATTGACTCAACTTCGTCTGCTTCGAGCATATATAAAAAACATCGACTGTCTGCGAAATCTGTTAACTGGAAAGGGTCTATGTCCTGACCACTTGCGTCTTCAATAATGAAATCGAAAGGCCAGTTTTGTGCGTTTATATGTCGAACACCGAGGGACAGCTTTACGCCCTTTATTTCTTCACCACGATATTGGGCATCCATAAACCATAATTGTGTAACTGAGTAATAGCGCAGTTTTAAAATTATCTCACCGCTATCAATTAAAATAGTGTGTTGCTGAAAAGCGTCTGTCGATATGTTTCTTATTAGTCGCATGTTTTCCTTTTATGAAGACCGGGGAAGTTGCCCGTCAATTGACTGTGCATCATCTCCAAAAATCTGTAAACGTAAACTTTCAGCCAGGCTTCTCTCTTTCGTCTCGCTAACAACTTGCCCGGCTGTTGTTCCCTTGTCTGATTGTGCTTCCGTTGCGCCCTGTAGTCCCTCGCTCGGGCTTGGCGCAGGCTCGATATTTTCAACAGTAATCGTTTTTAGCTTTTTCAATCCGATCTGCTTTGCTTCTATAGAAAACTTTATATCGTCCGAACCGCTTTCTTTTGTAGTTTTGATACTCGTTATTCTCATGTTGCGATATACACGGAACGGGCTTTCTATCTCGATCAATGCTTTAGAAAAATGGACTTGCTCGATTGCGTCAAGAAATTGCTCTTGCAATGTCTTCGTTCCGGTATTGTCACCGAATAAATTATATAGATTTTTACCGCTATCAATAACAGATTCGACTCTTCGCTTAACGTTTTTTGCATCATCCACAAGCGATCTTATTTTAGTAATCTGGCTTTGTGTTCGTTGGGGCAGAAATTGGCTTGTTGTTCCTATAATTCTTTCAGTTGGTGAAAATAGCCCGTTATCGGCTTCCGAATTAATAAAAATATCTGAAACAACGCCAGAGATCATCACCACAACCGGAGCAAGAAATATTGTGTCACTTACTATTGAACCGTCTTCAAGTATCACATCTGGAGCAGTAGAAGTTAAATCCTTACTGTTTTCGAGTGTTGCATACATCGAAAAACCACCGATTCCGATTGTCTCGTTATCCGCTACCTTACTTGTTCCTGCTACTGAAACAGGAAATAAACCGTCTTGATTCAAGAAGCTAGTTATATCCATCAGCTCGCCCTATTTAACATTGTTTCGCTGTTTCTCAACTGATCTTGTAGCGCATCCTCAACGCCCTGTTTTGCTTCCATGGCACTAGATGCGTTTATGTTAATGGTTGTCTGTTGCTCAAAGCGGTTACTTGTGTTCCTTCCTGCGCTTGAGCCTTGTGAACCCGGAACTGTTCTTGTTAGCGAATTGTTTATATTAACTTCGTT